TGAATCTTGGATTGTGGATAAAGAACAAGATAAAGCCTATTCAATGGGTTATTCAAAACAAGATGTTCCATTAGGGACATGGATGGTTGGATATAGGATAGACAATGACGAAGTATGGGATATGATTAAGCAAGGAAAAGTCAAAGGTCTATCAATTGAAGGAAATTTTGAGTATAAGTTTTCGGTAGAAAAAACTGATGAATATTTACTTAAAGAAATCATAAACATTTTAAATCAAACAAACTAATACTCATGAACGCTACACTAGCACTAGACAAGATTGTTAAGTTATTAGGTTTGAGATTCAAAAAAGAATCTTTTTTCACAACTATTTTAGAGGACGGAAAAACAGAAGTTACCAACAATGCTGATGGTGACCTTCAAGTTGGACAAACTCTTTATGTTTTGGGAGAAGCTACATTGCAACCAGCACCTGCAGGAGTTCACACAACTCGTGAAGGTTTGGTATTAACACTTGATGAAGAATCAACTATCGTTAAGATTGAAGTAACTACAGCTGAAGCTGAAGTAGAAAGAAATCAAGAAGAGGTTGAGAGTTCAAAAGTGAAAATGACCATTGCTGAAGATGCTCAAGGACAGAAATTAGAATCACCAACATTTGATGTAGGTGAGGAAGTATATGTTCTTGGACCTGATGGAGAGAAGACTTTGGCACCAAATGGTGAGCACCAAGTTGTTCTTAAAGATTCATCTGGTAATGAAAACAAAATTAGAATCCAAACTGTTGACGGCAAGATTGTTCAAAGAGAAAATGTTGAACAGATGGCTGAAGAAGACATGGCTGAATTTCCTTGGGATGAATGCATGTTGAAAATGGCAGAAGAGGGTTATTCAGAAGAGACAGCTGCAAAAATTTGTGGTTCAATCAAAGCAAAAAATATGACCAAAGCAAAGATGTCTACGGACCTTTACTTTGAGCAAGTTGCTCAGGTTGAAAAACTTAAAGACGGTATTTCTCAACTGTTATCACTCGTAGAAACAATAAATGGAAAATTCAAAACAGAATTATCCGAATTAAAGTCTGAGTTTAATACTTTTAAAAATTCACCTGAAAGAAAACCTGTGGATAAAAAAGTTGATTACAAAGAAAAGTTTGAGGACTTCAGAGTAAGCATCCTCAAAGATTTAAGAAAATAAACTAAAACAAACTAATAAATTTTATTATGAAAAAGAATGAAAAATTTTCATATAACCTCAATAACTTGAGTGTATGGGTTGACGAAAACGCAACAGACATGCTTATCAAGAGTATTTTAGGTGAGGTTTTACCAAGATACGCTACTATCCGTCCTAACATTAAAGGAACAGAGCAGGTAGGTTTCTTAACAAACAATGTTATCTTCCAAGATGGTTCATGTGGATTTAACGCTACTGGTGATACAACAATTTCACAAGTAACAATTGCTACTTGTAACAAAAAGGTTAACCAATCACTTTGTGCTTATGACCTTTATGATTACTTCTTGAGTCAGAGATTATCTAACTCGAATTTTCAGGAGAGCGTTCCCTTCGAGGAGCTCATCATAACCGATATCTCAAATCGCATAGCGGACAGTATCGAAAAACAGCTTTGGAGAAACACAACTGCGACTGGTGCTACTGAGTACAACTCACAGTGTTTTGACGGAGTTTTAGCACTTGTTACTTCAGGTAACGGAGCTACTCAAGTTGCTTACACAGCAGCTACAGCTACAAATGGTTTAGATGTATTCTCTAGTTACTATCAAAGAATACCTGCGAATGTATTACACAGAAACGATTTAATCATGTTCTGCTCTTACTCTGATTACAGAGGTTTAGTAGCTTCAATGAGAAACAGCTCTTATGTAAACTTATTCTCATTTGATGATGCTTCTGCAGCACAAGGTCAAGAGTGGACAGTAATGTTACCTGGTACGAATGTTAGAATTATACCTACTCAAGGTCTTGATGGACAATCAGCTGTTGTTGCAGGTCCAGCTTCTTACTTCATGGTAGGTATGAACGCAACTGATAATGGTGGTATTGAAATCAAAGGTATGTATGACCCTTACGAAGACATCGTAAAAATCATCGCTCGTATGGTATATGGTCTTGGAGTATTCTCTGTAGATTCATTTGTCCTTGCGAAAAACTAATAAACCAAATTTAAATAATATAAACTATGTCGTGTTATATAGACCAAGGATATAACCTTGATTGCAGAAACGCATCAATCGGGGGTATCAAGGAAATGTGGATTTTAGGTGATAGTGCTCACACTATTTCTGGTTTCACAACAAATGTTTCAGAGGAAATCACTAGCTTTAGTGGTCGTGGTACATGGTATCACTTTGAACTTGTTAAACAATCTTCTTCATTCACTGAAGACATTTTGGTTAACGATGTTGCTCAATCTGTAACATTCCAACCTGCTGTGGTAATATCCTTACCGAAACTTAACCAAACACTTAGAAATTTATTCTTTGATTTGGTTAAACAAAATGAACTTTACATAATCATAAAAGACAATAACGAGCGTTATTGGGCTGTTGCTTGGAGTAACGGAGCTATGGTGACCACTGCGAGTCAGCAGACAGGCCAGGCCTATAACGACCTCAACGGTATTTCTGTTACGATGACTGGTGGTGAACCAAACCCAGCTCGTGAGATTGATGTAACAACAACTCTTGCGGCTATCGCTACAGGATTCACAGTTCAAGACTAATATATAAATAAAGGGGGGGTCATTCCCCCCTTATTTTAAGCCAACATTTTATAGATGAGATTACAATGGAAAGGTCGTTCATATAGACCAGCAACAAACTTTGTTAGAGTTTACAAACCCGATGTTAATGAACTGATGAAACCATTATCAATGAAATCTGGTTTGGGTTCAGCAATCCTTACAGGTCAATACATTTCAGGTAATGGAAATCAACCTGATGTTCCTGTTGTTTCTCCTAGTCCGACCGCAACAGCTCAACCGACACCCACTCCGAGCATTACAGCTTCACCAACTTTAACCCCATCCATCACTCCATCCTCAACGCCATTCCCATTCGTTCAACCAAGTCTATGGTTTGATGCTTCTGATAGCACAACTATGAACTTGATATTGTCGGGTGGAACAACTTATATTTCACAACTTACATCTAAAGGAACAAGTAATTGGACTTTAACAGGTCAAACATCTGATAGATACCCAACTTATTCTGCTTCAACATCATTACCTGGTAGTCCAAACATTATTAGATTCACACCAAATGCTCTTCCGACTTTGAGAAAAGGTTTGGTAGCTTTTGATAGACCAACTTTAACACATACTGGTTCAACAATCTTTATGGTTTGGTCTCAACCAGCTGGAAGCCCCGCATTCATAAATCAATTATATTCAGGTAATACGAATGGAACATTGGTTCAGAGTGGTACAGATACATTGGATAGATTACAATTTGGAGCAATAGCAACAAATATCCAAAATACAAATGTATATCCACAATCAACAGCTCAAAGTGCTGGTGTACCACCACCTTTTTCAGCAACAAACTTGAATGGTAAATATTTGATGAAAGCTGTTTTACCTGCTAATCCAGGTTATGGTAGTTGGGAATTGAACCAATCGGGTGGAACAGGAACACTATTATTTACAGGAACAACAGTAACTCCTCAGTGGAATGCATTTAACCTTGGTTGTACTTCTAATAACACACAACAATTATATAGTATCAACAACAACATTGAATTAGCCGAAATGATGGTCTATAACTCTGAATTGACTTCAGCAGAACAAGAAGCTGTTGAACTTTATTTAAGAGACAAGTGGAGATATGACGAATGGGCATCACCTGTTCCGACTCCTACGGCAACTCCTCAGGTTACTGCGACTCCGACCGCAACTCCTCAGGTTACTGCGACTCCGACAAACACCCCGACTCCAAGTGGTGTTCCTGCAAGTGGAACAACTGAGGCTCAAACTTATTTAAGAGCTGTAGTTGATGGCGGTGGAACAGGGATAACATCTACAGTATCTGCGGCTACAATAACATTATTCACATCATTGGTATCAAATGGACTATGGGATAAAATGATAGCATTCTATCCAATGTTAGGGGGTAATAGTTCAGGTTGTAAGTTTAACGGTAAAAACCCTGTTGATACGGACGGAGGTTATAGATTGGTATTTAATGGTGGTTGGACTTTCAATTCTTCGGGCTCAACCTCTAATGGAAGTAATGCTTTTGCTAACACTTTTTTAACTGCTTCAACAATAACTCCGTTGAACTCCCAACATATGAGTATCTATTTGGGTAGTAATGTTGCACCAGCAGCTGGTAAAACATACGCAGGAGTAGCAAGTTCTGTACCTCATTATTTTGTTATAGGACAAGACGGAACACCGAGATATTTTTATGGTGTAGGTGATAATGGTATTTTAACTAGTTTAACTCCTAACACACAGGGAAATATAACAATATCATCAAGTGGTAGTACGAATAGTGCTTTATATAAAAATGGTGCTTTCATTTTTAATGGTTCAAACTCAAACGCAAACACAATACCATTCTCAATATATTTGGGAGCAATGAATAACGCTGGAACTGCTATACAATTCTATAACAACGAATTTAGATTTGCTACAATGGGAGGGGGATTAAGTACACCTGAAGTATCTACTTTATCAACAATCATAAACACTTTCCAAACAACTATAGGAAGAAATACATATTGATATGAGTGAATTAGTCGCTATTTTAACAATTAATCAGAAGGATAGTTTAGAAGGACAATTAGTTTGTCCCGATGTTTTTTTTAATCCAACACTTGATGTAAATCAGGATTGGTTTATATCACAAGAAGAGATAAACAATTCAATTTATCCACAACATGATTGGATAAAGGATTTAACTTTATCAGTTTATGCAGGTCCTTATGTACCGCCTCAACCGACACCTGTTCCGTCTGGTTCAACAACCAACATCTAATTATGGTAAACTATATTATTTTTATCAATGAGCAAGAAGCTCAAAATTTAATCACAAGAATCAATACTTGTATGGGTTATCCATCTGCTGGAACAACTACCTATATG